CCTTGCTCTCGGCTATGTCGCGCATTTCGCCCTTCGGCAGGACTTTACTGAGGACCCAAGCCGCGGCGTTATCCCCACGCAGCGCAGCAGCGGCCCACAGAAGAGCCAACAGCTGCCTAATGCCCGTAATGATGGTATCAATCGTAAGGGCTAAGCCGGTCAAAGCCTTTACGGAGACTCGTATTATGGACGGTAAAGCATCGGCGAAGGCGAACTCCGCGTCTTCTAACAGCGTACCTAGCTGCGCATCGGGGCCTAGAATAGCCTTGACGAGCCCATCCAAAGCGCCCTTGAAGTCTGCGACCCATTGCTTGGCTGCCCCGAAGCCTTTGGTATCGTCGAGCAATTGCCCGAGAGACGTGTCTGCTCCGCTCAGCGTAGAGTAGAGCTGATCAAAGGCTAGGTACAAGGTCCCTATGACCGCGGCCAGCGTCACCACTACGCCGGACATGGCCATGGTGCCCAAGATTTTCGTGGTGGCTTCCCCTGCCAACAGAGCCTTGGTAGTGTAGAGCACCATGGCCGCGACGGGGAGCGCCACGGCTAGAAAACGGAGGGCCGTGGCCACGCCGTACGTGTTCTGGGCCAAGTCAACTAGAACCTTTATGTTCTGATTGGACCTGTCCAGCCACTTGTTGACGATAGGGAGGACCTCGGCCGAAATGGTCGAGTAGATGGCTTTCCAACCCAACTGTTGGAGCATCAACTTGCCCTTGATCTCGTCGGATAGCCGTATGACCTTCGCTGACGGGCCGCCCGTGAATGCCGCGTATAGGGCGAACTGCTCCTTCAGAGCTTCCGACCCGTGCTGAAGGACCGGCAATAAAGCCGAGCCGCCCCTACCTAGGGCGCGCATGGCGAAAGCTGTACGCACGGCTTGCGACGGTATAGCAGCCAGTTTATCCGAAAACTCGAAAAGTAGCTGGTCCGTGGGCTTGATGTTACCGTGGGCATCCTTTACGGACAGGCCCATTTGCTGAAATATCTTGGTCGTGCCTTTCGTACCCAGCGCCACTTCTCCGGCCGCCCGGTTGAAGAAACGCATAGCCACGGCCATCTCGTTGACCGGCACTTTCATACGCGCGGCCACGTACTGAAACTTTTTCAGTTCGTCGGTAGAGATTCCCAGCTTCTCCGCCTGATACTTGAGGGCCGTGGCAGTCTCGATCTGAGACGACACGAAGTCCCGCATAGTGCGCGCCAAGTAACCCAAGGCCGTGAACCGGGCCAGCCAGCCCAACCTGGCGCCGAGGCTAGTCAGCGCGCCTGTAGCCTCTTTCGTCTTACGGGTGACATCCGTAATCTGCTCCACGCCCTGTACTTGGACGCCGAATTTTACAAGTATGTCACGGAGCGCCATGGTACTCTTGAGATTTTAGGGCTCGTTGCTCCTCGTCCTCGACTATGTTCAAAAGCTCGTGTGCCTCTAAAAGGTCGTCCAAGGACCAATGGGTTTCGACCTCTTGGAGCGTGGCCAAGTGCTTGAAGACGGGCCGCCAGATCAGCCAATCGGGGCAGTCGACGTCGTCACTTTTTGCAGGGCCTTCCCCGCTTCGGTGGATAGCTCGGCCAGGTTTACCCCTAGCTCGGCTAAAAAACTAGCGAAGTTTGCGTCGAGGCATTTGTATAGCCACTGCATCAAGAGCCCGTACTTGCCCGCGAAGTACTCATCGAACTGGTCTCCGAGCGGAAGACTCTTGCCGGAAGACAGATTCACCCGCGTGGTCTTAGAGAACACCGTGATCAGGTAATCCAGGTCTTCTTCTTTCACCGACTCTAGCAATTTGGCCAGCAGTTCCTCTATCGTCGTATCAGCCGAAGCCATGGCAGCCACCGGCGCAACAGCCTTCGTGAGGCGCGCCAGAACTTTGCTGCCCTCGCGTGCGCCTAGCTGCTCAATCGTGAAACTCTCGCCCTGGATCGTGTAGTCTAAAGCTTGTCGCATGGGGTGCCCTCTCTAATATAAGGCTAGAACAGCCCGGACACGAGCACGCCTATGGACCCCGGGGGCGGCGCCGTGATCGCTATCTCTACGCACAAGTCCCCGTAAGCGTACCCGGGCATGGGTACGGGGTCCGTGTAAGAGAGAAAGCCGGATAGCAGGCCGGCTATCACGAACCGGCGTCTACGCGCGTGAGGTCCGCAAATTCCAGCAGCCACGTCCGGGTCGTCACGTCCGCGTCGTAGGTAACATCCGGCGGTTTGGCTATCCACACCTTGCCGGCCGTGTAGATGCACGTGCCGGAGACCTTGTCTCGAATGAGCAGGGCTCCGACGCCTGCGCCGTTCTTGGATAGGATGTCCAAGTTCGATAGCGCGGTGAGGAAACTGTTTCCGGACGACGTCTGCGCCAGCTTGATCTCAAGTTCTCCGGACCTATCGTTAGTACGCGATCGGGCGACTTCGCCGTCCGCGCCCACGTACTTCTTGTAGTCCGGCGCGGATTGCTTGATCGTAAGGAACTCCCCCGATGCGAAGCCGGAGTTGATAAGGATACCCGAGATGACGATATCGACTTGCGAAGCGTCGTACTGCTTGAATCCGCCGATGGCCATGGTGTGTATTCCCTTACGCCGTGAGCGTGCCGGAGATCGAAAGATTGTTGATAGCGCCCGCGAGTTGCGCCTGGAAGGTGATGTAGCCTGCCGGGATCGTCCGGGCCGCTCGGTTGGTGCTCGGTATCTGCGCAACCTTTGGCACGATGATGGTGTAGGCCGGGTTTGCGGCCAAGAAGCCGATAGACACGAACTGCTTCAGCGTCGAATCGATGATCGAGTAGAACTGGGAGATACCAGCATCCGTGTAGGGAACCTTGAGCGTGTTGGCCTGAAGCGCGACAATCTGCACTTGCAGGGCGTTGACCAAAGAGTCGCGGCCTCGGATGATGTCGATCCACTCGCCGTCCGGGGTCTTACCGAACTGCGTAAGAGCGACGCCCAGGACGCGCGTGTAGACGGAGCCGTTCTTGTTCTCGATGTTGTGGATGTACCCGTCGGCGATGACATCGACAGGGACCCCAAGAAGAGTCTTGAAAGCCCAGTTCTCCGACCCGGCTACGGTAGTGAAAAGAACGCCCATCCACGCGGCTGCGGAGTAGCACAAGAGCTGCGTCTCCGCATGAAGACCAGGGGAGCGTGAATCCGAGTTGGCCATGGTGAGGGCAAAGGCCGAGGTGCTATCCGAAGCCGGAAGGACCTTGTTCTGGTCGTCCGAATTGTTCCAGACGAAGAGCTTGCCCGCCGACTGCGTCCAGGCCGCTGCCTCCGAGATTTCCGTGACCGACTGCGAATCCAACAGCAGGCCGTACCAACCGGAGTCCGCCGCGATGATGGCGTTCAAGTCCGCGGTGAGATGCCCCGCGGCATCCGTAGTCACGTCGGAGAAAGTCGAATGTGCGCGATCCGGGTAGAAGTCCAAGAGAAGCCCTGCCGTAGTCGCAGCCAGCGTAATCGTCGCCCCGGACGCAGTCGCGTGCGATCGCGCCGTCGTTTCCAGGGTGGCGATAGCCGTATTCAGCGCGGTGGCCAAGGTAGGCCCGTCCGTTGCCGGGGTTCCCGTCGATTGCACACCGACTACCACCTTACCGGATGGCAAGGTGACATTGCCTCCGACGGCCACCTTCGGACCCCCGGGAAGAGCGACGAACATCTGATAGACGTCGCTCGCTGATGCCGACGTGGCCACCACTTGGAGCGTCTGCGTCAGCGCGAAAGCTCGGCGACCGATCTTCACCGCCGACGGGGCCGGGCTCTGCGCAAACACCGCTGAAGCCGCGACGTACGCCGGATCGTGCGTGGAGAACCCGTCCGAGACCATTCCGGTCAAAGACGTGTATTCCCGGACGAGGTCCGTGTAGTGGGTGTGATAGGACGCGATAAGGGGCTCGCCGAAACCCGACCCTTGAGGGGAGGCCCCAGCGACCGTGATATTGACTGTCAAAAGGTCAGCGATGCCCATGCAATCATTTTAGCCGAGACTAAAATTGATCGTGGCCTCAAATATTCGCTACGACGACTTGCGCCTAGATGCGTCCTCGATAAAGGTGTTGGACGACGGTTCTATCCTAGTCACGGGGGCGCTGACGCACACGGGTCTTTTCCCTTACCGCAATCCGGACGGCACCGCGCGGGTAGAGTACCGACCCGAAGAAGAGGTGATGAGCGGCGATTCCCTGAACTCCTTTGCGCACGCCACGGTCACCGTGGGGCACCCCGGTCGCCAGGTCTCCGCCAGTACGTGGCGAAAAGATGCTATCGGACATGTCGTCGGCACGCCCCGAAAAGACGGGAGTCACGTGCTGGCCGACCTCCTTATTAGAGACGCCGACGCAATCGGGCGAATAAAGGGCGGAGACCTGCGACGTATATCGTGCGGTTACCTTGTGGACTATGACCCCACACCGGGAGTCACGGCTAAAGGCGAACGCTACGATGGTGTGCAAAGAAAGATACGAGGCAATCACGTTGCCCTGCTCCCCAAAGATAAAGCGCCCCGGGGCGGAGATTCTTGCTCTTTGCGATTAGATGCGACTGGCGATGAAGTGTTCGAGCTAAAATCGTACATGCCCGATACCAACCCTTTGCAGGAGCGCGTTGACGCTCTTGAAGCAGAACTGGCGACTCTCCGCAAGGCGGATGTAGAGTCGTTGCGAGCGCAAATCACCGTCCTTCAGAGCGAGCTTACGAAGGTTCGCCAGGACTCGACGGAAGCCGTTCAGAAAGCTGCGGTCATCCCCCAAGAGCGCATCGACGCTCTCGTGGCGGACCGAATCGCTGTTCTGGCGCTGGCCAAGGACTCGGATGTCAAACCCGAGGGAACGAACGTCGCCATCAAGCGCGCCATCGTCGTCAAGCGCACGCCGGAACTGGCCGAGCGAGCCGACTCCCTGTCGGAGGAGACTCTGGACACCCTTCTAGCCGTATACAAGGCGCAGCCGCACCCTTCAATGGTCGCCGCTGTCGCGGTGCATGCCCCGCCCCCGGCGCGTGAAGACGCAGCCCCGGCGGTGAAGTCAATTTCTCAGATTCGTGCGGACGCCCTCGCAAAAACACACTCGGCGTGGAAAAAGAGCCACGGCGTACTAGGAGCAGATAAATGACCGTCTTGAACTCGGCATTGGCCATCGGCCAAACGGCCGTGAATCTTGTTCCGGATGCAGCCCAACCGGGCCAGCTCGCGGACCTCGCCTATAACGAAATCACGTCCTTCCCCGCGGCCGAGGTTATCAATCCGGGGCGCGCCGTGATGATTGCCTCCGACGGGCTGTCCGTCCAGCAAGTGCAGACGTCGTCCTCTTCGACGCTTCCGACTACGCTCCTCGGCGTGTCGGTCCTCAACAGCGCTCGCGAAGGCCAAGGCTCTTACGGAATCACGGCTTACGGCCAAGGTGGTCTTCCCTACCAGGTCGGTGAGATGGTCCCCGTGCTCTTGCGCGGACGAATCTACGCCGAGTGGTCGGGCACTACGCAGTCCGCTTTCGGCAACCCCAACGTCTACTCGTCTTCGACCGTGTCCACGAACCGCGGCAAGTTCACGGACGCCTCCGCGTCAGCTGGCGCGGGCACCGAAGTTTGCACCGGTATCGGTCACCTGAGGAACCGCCAGGCCCTTCCTGGCTCGGGCAGCCTGATTCTCGTTGATGTCAACCTCCCCGGAGTCTCATAATGTCCACGGTTAGTTTTGCCCCGCCCGGCAATATGGGCGCACGTTACGATATGGCCGACGTCGTCACCTCGAACGATATTGCCAAGCTTGGCGGTATCCGTATGGGTGACGAGCGCGACGACTCTTCGGGAACGGCGTTCTCTATCCGTTCTTTGACGGAAGTCATGGCCCGATCCTACGACGTTCTGTACCCGAACTTGAAGATCCGCGAGATTCTCCCGATCTTCACGGGCGTTGATCCTGGTGCCGAAATGTACACCTGGAAACAGTACGACATGAACACACGGGCGCAAGTCATCAATGACTACGCCGCGGACGCGCCCGAGTCGGACGTCGTGATGCATGAGTACGCTTCGCGGCTTATCTCCCTCGGCACTTCGTACTCTTACTCGATCCAGGACTTGCGCAAGGCACGCTTCGCTGGTATTCCTCTCGAGACCCGCAAAGCGCTGGCCGCACGCCGGGCCATCGAGAACTCGGTCGAACAGATCGGCTTCTTCGGCCTTCAGGCCATTCCGGGCACGGGCGTCCAGTCGTCCTTGCAGTTCACGCCGTCTGCTGTCTCCACTTCGGACGCCACCTATCAGTTCGGTCTCACGAACTTCCCGCAACTCGACGTCACCACGACCACGAACAACTGGACCCTGCCGGGCACTGCGGTTTCTACGATCGCGTCGGACTTCCTCGCGCCCCAGGCCCTCATACGGACCCGCTCCAAGGGCATTCACACGGCCAATACGGTTGTGCTTCCGCTGTCCCTCGAGGCGCAGCTCAATCAACAGCCGCGGTCGACGACCTTCACCGATGATACGCTGCTCAAGTATCTCTTGAAGCTCTCGCCGAACTTGCAGAACGTGTTCTTCTCGCCGTACCTAGAGACCGC